CGCGGGTGGCCTCCACGCCGCCGATGATGCAGATGCCGATCGAGTGTTTGTTGTACGGCCGGCCGGAGAATCCGGCGGTGTTGCAGTGGGCGCCGTCCATTGTCAGCGGCCGCCCCTCCTCGATCGTGCCGTCCAGGTCGATGACGTAATTGTAGCCGATCATTTTCCACCCCTTCGCCCGGTGCTGCTTGTCAATGTCGGCGGCGCGGACGTCCAGCCCTTCCGGGGTTGCGGAGCAGTGGATTACGATGGAATCGATGTCAGTCTTCTTCATTTTTCTTGCTCTTTTTGGGTTTGATAATGTTGCCGGCATCGTCGTCGGAGACGTCCACTCCGGCGTGGCCCGCGGCCTTCTTGAAGATCAGGCGGTACAACTCCACGAAGGAAAGTTCCATCCCTTTCGTCTCAAGGTAGTTCCCGATAATGGAGAAGAATTCGTTGGCATAGACCAGCCCGAGGACGAACCACTCCAGCCAATCCTTCCCGAAGGCGAGCGCCAGCGTCGAGGCCAGCACGATGAAGCAGATGTAGGAGAAAGTCTTGGTCATCGTGCGACGCAGGGCGGTTGAGAACCTGACTTTCTCGCCGCGGCCCGACGCTGCGCGGATCCCGAAGATGAGGTCGAGGATGATGAGCGCCAGGCCGGGCACGGAATAGGGAATCATCCGCAGGACTGCCGCCTGCAGGAACGCCACGGCAGCGGTTGCGACGGATCCTTGGATGATGAACGCGTCCCCTTCTGCGATGGTAGTAAGCATAGTTTTCATGGTGATATGGTGTTAAAGATTATTCCTCGCTCTCTTCGTTCTGCTCGTTGTCGCTCAGGATCCGCACGGCCTCGGCCTTGCAAGCCTCGGCGAAGGCGTTGAACGCCTCGAACTCGTCGTCGGCGCCGGCGTCGCCGTTCATCTTGTGGCGCAGGATAGCCTCAACGTCGCCCTGGCTGTAGCGGGTGCGGACAAGCGCATCGACGAGGCGGCCCTTGGTGATCTCGCCGTCCAGATCGACGACGCTGTAGCAGTACACGGGAACGGTCTCGGGCTCGCCGGCCGGCTCGCCCTCGCCCGGCTCCTCGCCGGGCTCCGTGTGCGGGGTGATGGTCATGGTTTCGATGGTTTCGTCGTAGTAGCAACGCGTCATGCCGTTCGCAAGAGCTTCCATGCGGTGCGGCTCGGAGAATTTGTACCTCATATGATAGATTGTTTCTTAATGATTGCTTTGGAGTAGCTCGACGTGAAGTCGAAGGCGCGGCGCACGTTCGGGGCGGCGTCCAGCGCGGATGTGACGATCTTGTATGTCTGGAAATGCTTCAAGTACCCGAGGCGGGAATTGATATTGGAAATCTCGGCGCGCAGATCAACGCCGCCCGTCTGCAGCCGCGTCTCCAGGTCGGAGATGTACTGACGGAAGCGGGTGATCGTGGCGTTCTGCGCATAGCGCCGATGCGGAAGGATGGCGCCGCCGAGGAAGTAGTTCGTCTCGTAAGCGCTCGTGATGGTGGTCTTCGTGGGATGGAGTTTCAGGCAGAGCTCCCGGTCGAGGAACTCGCCGCACTCGTCCTTGCAGCGAAGCAGATAGTTGTAGTCGCGATGCAGCAGACGCGCGTCGTCCACGTACCGGCAATAGTGCCGGATGTGCAGGCTCCGCTTGACAAACCAATCGAAGGGCGTGAGATAGACGTTCGCGTTAAGCTGATTATTGACGTCGCCGATCGGCAGGCCCACGCCCGGCTCCCGGTCACGGATGGATTTGTTCGGCTGCACCAGCGGGATCAGCGCCGGATCGCCGAGGTAGCGGCAGCCGTCAAGCGGGTTATGCGCGATATATGCGGAGACGAGATAGTCCGTGAATTCGTAGTCGATGGCCTCCGGGAAGCGCGCACGATACCGCTCCAGCGTGTCGTGAATGATCTCGTAGAGACGCGACCGCACGATCGCCATGAAGAAGCCGGAGATGTCAAGGTTGAGCACGCAGGCGTCGAGGGTGTAGTTGTCGGTCACGCCGCGGAGGTGATGCTCGAAGCGCTCGATGCCGAAGAGTGTGCCTTTCTCCTTGCGGCAGGAATAGCTGTCGAAGATGAAGTAGCGCTCGAAGATCGGGCCGAGGATATTGAGGAGTATGTGGCTGGTGACACCATCCACGTAGTTTCGCCAGCAGAAGATCTCGCGCACCGTCGGATCGAGGTTCACGAACCAATCCATCGGGCCCGGCCGCCACGTCCGCGCCTGCAGGGCGCGTGCATGGTCGCCGATGTTCTCCTCCAAGTGGAGCTCGAAGGCCAGCTGCGCATTGGTGTTCCGCTCGTTCTCGCGGGCGTCAAGGTAGCCTTGCATGACGAGAGCATGGATGTCATCGTAGGTGTATTTCATATGGATAAAAACATACTTCCCGGCATTGTCAAATGCTCGGGCAGGACGCACGGAGAAGCCGTTGGAGCGGTTGTTGTTGTTCAACGGGTTCACGTTGCCGGAATTGAAGTTCAAGTTGTACGCGTTGGTCTGCGAGTTCGAGGCGTAAGACCAATAGTTGCCGTTCGAGCCCATATTCGTCAGACCGCCGGAATCGTTGGCCCGGTAGCCGGAGGCGCCCAGGATAATGAGTGGCCCGTTTGTTGAATGTCCGGTCGGGGCCGCGAGAGCGACGGCCGGATAGACTTCCAGGGCCAGCACGAGGCTGATCCCTATCTGCAATATCCACCGGGGAGCCTGCGCTCCGAGGTGGGTAGGCCACTGAATTTGACGGGACTGTCCCCGCCGGTTGCGAATGACCGCACGACCGCGGGGCTTCTGCCCTAATCCCGGGAAGTATGTAGGTTTGTTAAGCATTGTTCAAAGTGGATCGCTGCCACGCCTTCAACTGCTTGAGGACGTGATCCTCCTTGTTAGTGAGGGCGTTGAATCCTTTCGGTGTGATATAATGCAGGTCGTGTATCACGCGGATGGAAACGCAGACCTCCTCCATCTTCTCCAGCGCAGCGGACAGCCACTTCAAGCGTGCCTGAGGGTTGTCGATCTGCGCGTTCGCGAAGGCGGTGTCTTCCATGACTGCCTGAATCTTCAATTCGATCTGGGCGAGCTTCCCGCGTTTGATATTGATCGGGCATTTCTGCGTGCTCTGGACGAGCTGGAGGTAGAGCTGCCGGGCCGCGTTGTACACGGGCGGCCTCCTATCTTTTACCGGTGTCTCCATAGCGTCGCATCAGTTCTACGATAAAGTCCCGGCAGTCCAGCGGCGTCGCATTGGCGATGTCGAAAGCGGCGAGGTCGCGCCGCAGTGGATCGGCCTGCTCTCCGCCGAGCAGGACTACCGAATTCTTTACCTTGATTTTCAAATTCATCTTCATCGTCTCCTTTCAAGCCCCCGCGGCTTTGAAATAGCCGCGGGGAATCAAAGATTTCAATTTGATTCTCGGGCAGGACGCACGGAGAAGCCGTAGGAGCGGCTGCCGTTGAGCAACGGGTCCACGCCGCCGGAACTGAAGACCAAGAAGTACGCGATGGTCTGCGAGTACGAGGCGAAAGACCAATAGTTGCCGCTCGAGCCCATATCCGCCAGACCGCCGGAACCGAGGGCCCGGAAGCCGGAGGCGGGGAAGAAATTTCCCTGGGCGTCGGCGGAGTTACGCTTGAACTTCCAGCCCTGCGAGAAGGAGCCTACGACATTGAACTGCGTGGAATCGGAAGTATTTCCTCCCGTGGTCGTGAATCCCGTGAAAGCGCGGCCGCCGGGCATCATGTACTTCGGCGGGCAAGGATCATAGATGGTCTTGACCGCGGTGTCCATGTTGTCGCCCACGCCGTCGTTGTTCTGCGCAGCGTTCCAGAAGTTGTTGAACCGGGTGAGGTTGTTCCAATTGTGGTTCGTGGAATCGTAGCGCGTGAAGAAAAGGTTCGGGTTCTTGATGGATTCCGCGACGGTCTTCGTGGCAAGCTGGTCTCCGTCCGTTCCGCGGACGCCGTAGCCGGTATAGACGTTGCCGTTGATGTCGTAGAGCGTACACTGCGAGCCGCTGCCGTTCACCGGCGCCATCGGATCCTTGCGGCCCCATTGGAAGTGAGGATTGTACTGATTCGTACGGCCTGCGTTCCAGATGGCGCCGAGGTTCTCGGTCATCAGCTTATACTGCACGCTGCCGTTGTTGGAGAAGACCTCCGGGCCCAGGGCGTCGGAGGTGCACCAGATCAGCCAGCTCCACATGATGTTGCCGCCGGCGTCCTTCACGACCAGCAGGGCGTCGCCGTTGGTTGCCGGGATGCTCGCCACGGTGAACTGAATGTACTTGCAGTCGCCGCCGTCCACGAGGGACACGGTGGTGATCATGCCGGAAGTCGTCTGCCACAGCAGCTGCGCAGCGTTGGGCTGGCAGTTGGCGTTCTTCTCGATGTACGGAGAGGTGATGAGGTTGCCGAGGTGGTTCACGAAGTCCGCCTGGTTCGCGCCGCCCTGATTGGTATAGGCGGCCGGATTGGCGACGCCGTTCTCAATGGCGTTGCCATAGACGAGAGGGAACTTGTAGGTTCCCGGGGTGCGGACGACGTAGGTGTTTGCGGTGGTGCGCAGCATCGCGGACGCGCCATCCACGTCGAACATAGAGAGGTCTTTCGCCACCGTGGCGAGCTTCGAGGCGTCGAACGCCACGGGATCGCCGGTGGAGCGGTCGAACAGCACCACGCCCTTGTTCTCGAGCAGGGCGGGATCGCTGTACACGGTCATTGAATTTACATCTGCCATAAGTAGTAATTATTAAGATTTGGTTTGTTCTGGATCGAAAATGTTGTCCCGGAGGCTGTCGATAAACCGGGCCGTTCCGTTCATGGCGAAAGCGTCCAAGATCCGGAATTCGTCTTCGGTCAATTCGATCGGCCCGTCGGAGCGATGAACCTTTAGCGCAAGGTCTAATGCGGCGATGCCGTTTGATGTCTTGTAGAGACCATCCGCAACCTCTTCCCGCAGATCCACCTCGAAGGTGGATGTGTGGTCGAGATTGTCGTACATCAGGAATTGTTTAAAATTGATTGTCTTCATATTATGATACTTTTAGATAGGTAAGCGTCCAGAAGCCCTTGCGGCTGGCTCCGTTGTAGGTTACGGAACCCTTCGCGATATAGGCGAGCAGAATCGTTTCCATGGATCCGGAATCCGCGGATGCGACGACGGACGTGCCCGCGTTGCCGTTCGTGACGCGGAGGATCGGGTGCGTCGTCGAGCCATAGACGTTGAGCGTCGTTCTCGTCGCATGAATGATGGCGTAGAACTGACCTTCTTTCGGCTCGCTCGGCAAGTAGAACCCGACGGCGACATTGTTCTCGCAAAGGATCACGGTGTCGTATTGATCCAGCGACTTTCCGTTGCTGTGTATGGCGATCCTCGGCCGGAAGCCGACAAAGATTCCTTCCGGGCAGTACCATGCCCAATTGTCTGCGAAGCCTTTGATGCTCGATAGCACACCGATCGCTTTCCCGGTGTCGATGTTTGAAATTCCTTCGCTCCCATCCGCGACGAAGCGCGTCAGCGAGCGGTAGCCATACACGGCCGACAGCGTGTTCGCGCCGATGGCCGCCTCGTAGAATGCAGCGTGGTAGTAGCCGGTGTCGTAGTCGCGGAAGAAGATAAAATCGTTGTAGAGCGACATACCGGCTCCGTCGGGGCTCTGCGCGGTGCGCTCCGTGCCGATATACCCGTTGGAGATTGTGAAGCCACCGATTGAACCGGAATTCGAGATGAGCGTTCCCTCGAAACGGCCGCTGGTCGCAGTGATCGTGCCGGTCAGGTTCACGTCCGTGGCGGTAATGGAGCCGTCGGCCTCAATGACAACCTTTCCGCTATTGGTTCGGAGCTTGTTCACGGTCAGGGCATTGATAAATCCGGCGTCGGCGGCGAGAGCCGTGACGTTGATGAATTCGGATTTGATGTGCCCACCCGTTATGGTGGTGGTGCCGAAAAGCTCGACCTTCATGATGGCATCGGAAGCAACCTGAGCAGCGGCGCTGGCGGCGCCGCTTGCCGTGGATTGCGCGTTGGCCGCTGCCGTTGCGGCGTTTCCAGCCTTTGTGTCGGCAACGGCTGCGGCTGCGGCCGCTGCAGACGCTGCCGCGAGCGCTTCTCCGTCGCCGGTATTTATCAGTCCTATTAACTCCTGGCGGGCGGTTTGCAGGTTCGATTGAATCTCGGCGTCAGTGTAGTTCCTGGCAAACTTCTCCGCATACGTCTTCGCGCAGATGTTGATTTGATCGACGAGGTTGTCGCGAGCGGTATAGTAATCGGGGATGGCCGTCAGCGGGTAGCTGTTGCTGACGGGCACGGTATCCTCCCACGCCCAGGTCGTACTATGGTTCGGATTCGCCGTGTCTTGGGTGTAATACAAGATCACGTTCCGGAACGCATTGTTCCCGCTGCTGGTCGAGTATTTCGCGTTGCACGTGTTCAGCAGGGACTGCAGCGTGTTGGTTAGCGTGGCGTTTCCTATGGTGTTGATGGCGGCCTGCGTGAGGAATTGCCCGGCCTGCGCGGCGATGGCGCCATGGTTCCCAACCTCGTCGTCGAGGGCCTGCTTGAGCGTGCGCTTCTCCATCGGGGAGATGTAGTCGTCCGCCGTGAAATTCGTCAGGATGTCATTGATGGTGCGGATGCCCTCGTTGGCGCTGTCCGCATCTTCCTGCGCTTGGACAACTGCGGCCTTCGCGGCCGTGGCGATGCTCTGCGCCAGCGTCGCCCGGGCGTTGAAATACGCCGTGATGTTGGAGAGCGGATAGCTGTTGCTGACCTGGGTGTTGTTGTTCCACGTCGCCGCAGCGGTATAGTAGCTCAACACGGACGTCGCGCCGTTCTTTGCGCTGTTGAAGGCGTCCACATTGATGCTGTACTTCCCGGCTTCCTGCACGAAGGCTGTATGCTCTGCATTGATGTCGTCGAGCTGGCGCTTGAGCGTCACCTTCTCCGCCGGCGTGATCCAGCCGTCGCTGGCAACGATGCCGACGGCGGTCTCCACGTCCCCAGCCTTGTTGTACGCCTGATTCGCCTTGGTCTGCGCGTTGTTGGCGGCGGTCTGCGCGGCCTGCGCTTCGAGGCTGGCCGCATCGGCCTTCGCCTGCGCCGCATCGGCGGCCTGCTTCGCCACGTCGGAGAGGATTTGGAAGACTTGATCCAGCGCGACGTCGTAGTCCCGCACCAGCTCCGCATACTTGTCGCGGTCGAAGCCGTTGAACTCTCCCGGCGCATTGATCTGGCAGCCGTTGAGATATTCCCGCAGCGCAAGATAGGCCGCATCGAGCCGGGCCTCGCCGAGGACATTATAATAGATGTGCTGGCCGTTGTAGGTGACGGTGACGTTCTTGTAGGTGATCTCGGTCTTCAAGCCGACGCGGCCCTCCTCGGTGAGCGTCACCTTCGCGGCATGGTACGTGCCGCCCCTTCCGGCGCTTCCCGTGGAAGGGATGCCGTTGATGCCCGTCCAGATCACGCGGATGTTGGCCTTCTCGGCTTCGTCGAGCTTGGTGTCGAGATCGATGCCCGCGACAGCAGCGGCCACCGTCTCCGCGGCGGCCATAGCGTCGGCTGCAGCCGTTCCGGCGAGCTCCGCGGCGCCAGCGGCAGCGTCGGCAGCCTGCTGGGCTGCATCGGCGCCCTCCTTGGCCTTCTGCGCGATACTCGCCGCGATGGCGGCACGCGCCGTGAAGTAGGCGGCAATATCAGCATAGTCGCTCTCGATGGCGATATTCTCCGTGCTCGTCGAGGTGTATTTGTCGAAGGCCGCGATGGCAGCGTTATAGGCGGTGTTGAAGGCCGTCACGGAGATACCGTACGACGTGGCCTCGCCGACCATCGCGGTATGCTCGGAGGTGACGTCGGCCTTCTGCTGACGGAGCGCTTCCTTTTCGACGGGGGAAATATACTGATCGGAAGCCCAATTCTGCAACTGCGTCTTCGCGGCGTTGGCCGTGGTCTGCGCAGTAGCAGCCGCAGCGGCCGCAGCGTCGGCAGTATTATTGGCGGTGTTCGCGAGTGTCTGCGCATTGGTGGCGGCCTGCTTGGCCTCGTTGGCAACGGTGTCATCGGTGTACTTCGTGGCGGTGCGCCAATGCGCGACGCTGAACGCAGTCCCGGCGGCCTTGGCTGTCTGGGCGACGAGCATCTCGTCGGTGTAGCTGCCGATGGTGGCGTGCATCCAGACGTCGCCAACGTCGTAGCTGTCTCCGGTGCCAGGCTGGGCAAGGAACACGCGCCGCTTGCCGTCGGCGGTGTCCTTGGCTTGCTGGGCCAGCGCCAGGGCGCGCGTCGCCGCGTCGTCCTGCATGAGGTTCCAATAATAGACGTTGCTGGCGTTCACCTGCCAGCGGTAGCCCTTGCCGGAATCCTCGTCGTAGTAAACGTCGCCGATGTGGTCTTTCTTGAGGGCTGCGGTGTTCCAATTCGATGCCGGGTAGTTCGAGGTCGTCGGCACGCCGGACGCAAACCAATAGTCGATGGTGTTGTCAAGCTGGCCCTGCATCTCGTCGATGTTCGCCTGCACAGCATCCTGGAAGGCGGTCATCGCAAGGGCCAGCGAGCGGTTCACGTTGTCCGCAACGCGGATCTCCGCATCGCCGTAGTCGGTGAGCAGGTTCGCGAAGAGCTTGCGGTCGAAATTCTCGAAGACGTGCTCGCGGTCGTTGAGGCCAACACCCCGGAGGAACTCCCGCAGGGCGATGTATGCCATGTCGAGCGCGGCCGTGCCCGTGACGTTGTAGTAGATGTGCTCGCCGCCATACGTCACCTCCACGGAGTTGTAGGTGATGACCTCCCGGGCGCCGACGTTACCGTACAGCGCGGCGAGCGCCTTCGTGGCGAGATAGCTACCCTTGGATCCCGTGCGGCCCAGGTCTTCCGTGCCGTTGATCGTCACCCACTGCGTGCGGATGACGTTCTTCTCCACGAGGTCGAGCACAGTGTCGTCATTGATGGCCTCAAGGATGGCCTCCAGCGCCTCGGCCTTGGTCTTCGCGAGGTTCGCCGTCCCCTGCGCCGCGGCAGCGTCAAGTACCGCCTGATTCGCCGTCCCCTGGGCTGCATCCGTCGCGGCCTTCTCCGCAGCAGCTACGGACACCAGCAAGTCGGCGCGGGCATCGTAGTACGCAGCGATGTCGTCGTAGTCGTCGTCGATCTCAATGAGCTCGGGGCTGGCTGCGGTGTACTTGGTCAGCGCGGCCGCCGCGAGCGCATAGGCAGCGGTGAAAGCCGTCGTGGAGACGCTGTAGCGGTTCGCCCGGGAGATCATCTCCGTGTATTCCTTCATTACGTCGGCCTTCTGCTGGCGCAGGGCCTCCTTCTCCACGGGTGAGATATAGCTGTCCGAGGCCCAATTGTTGAGCTTGGTGCCGAGCGCGTCGGCGGCAGCCTGCGCAGCGTCCGCCGCAGCGTCGGCAGTGGCTGCATCGAGGATGGCTTGGTTTGCCGTGCCTTGAGCGGCCCCGGCCGCAGCGCTCGCCGCAAGGGCCTCCGCCCAGGCAGACGAGACGTTGTAGGACATATCGTTCCACTCCGCGAGGCTGTTCAAGCCTCCGCCGCCCGTGATGGTCACGCGGCCCTTGAATTCGCCGTTCTCAGTCCAGACACCCACCTCGCCGTCCTTCACACCGACGGTGGTGACGAGCTTCCCGGTGAGGTCGTAGGAATTGATGCCCTTATAGTAGTCGTCGCGAGGCGAGCTGTTGTCGATGGTTGTGGTCACCTTCGCGGCCTGCCGGGCGGTGTTCGTGCGGTTGCCGAGCTGGATGATATTGTCACCGGCCTCCGGCACTCCGGATCCGGCATCGCAGTCCTCCTTGGAGAGGACGATGTAGTCGTCGCCCACGGCGGTGACAAGCCGCCAATAGTATTTCAGTTCGGTGGTTCCGAGGTTGAAGCGCTGACAGCGCGCCTGGTCGCCGACCACGAATTCATTAGGAATCTGCCCGTCCTTGGTGTCGAAGTAGCAGATGTAGCCCGTGGAGATCTCCGTGACGGACGTACACTCCAGCGCCGCCGCGGAATAGATGTACATTCCGCCTTGGTGCTTGAGCTGCTGGATGATCATCTCGAACACCTTCATCGTCCGGCGCACGGTGATGTCGTCCACCTCCAGCTCGGCGTGGCCCTGCTGCGTGATCCATAGGCGGAAGCCGGCGCCGAGCGCGCCCTCCGAGAACTGCGGGCTCTCGACGCGCGGCGTGGTGACCTTTGCGAAGGTGACGTCATCCGTCGTGCGGACGGGCTGATCCATGTAGTCGTCAAACTCGTGGCCGTCCCATTGATCGGCATTGTGCGCATGGTCGGTATCCGGGGCCGTGGGATTCAGGGCCCAATCGGGGATGCCCGCAGCCTGGCGCAGCTGCTCCCGGGTGATCTTGAGCGTCGTGGCCTGCTTGGGGTTGTAGGTTCCGACGGTCTGCGAATCGACCTTGAGCTTCAAGTCCTTCAAGTCGTCGATGGCGTCGCCGATCTTCTCGTCCACCTCGTCCTTTTCGTAGTATGGAGGGTTGTCGATCTCCAGCTCGTTGCCGGATACCTTGCCGCCGACATAGAGGTTGTGCGTGACGGTGAGGTCGCCCTCCACCTCCTGCCCCTCGATGGCCGGCGTGCCTGGGTTGTCGTTCTCGCTCCAATTCCGCACGCTCTTGTTCCAAAGGCGGATATAACCGTCGATGTGCACGTAGTCGCCCTCGTAGCCTCCTTCCGGGAAAGCCTCCCAGACGGATTCGAGGTCGGTGAACGCACCTATATAATTGATCCGCGTGCTCGTGGATGGCGTCGCGGAGAGGTATTCGATGGTAATGATGGTGTTCTCGCTCAACGTCCATGCGCGCTGGAGGGTGTTCCAGGAATAGACGGTGGCGTCCACGACGACGTAATCACCTTCGTGCCCGCCTTCCGGGTAGAAGATCCACACGTCGTCGATGGAGGCGAACGTGCCGAGGTAATTGATGTCCGTGGAATTCGCTGCGCCGAGCGGCGTCATGGCGAGCGGCGTGGCACTCTGCGCCTCGCCTGCAGACCAATTCCGAACCGTTGCGTCCCAGCGGTACAGCGTGCCGTCGATGGTCACGGTGTCGCCGATCTGCCCTCCCTCGGGTACGGCCTCCCACACCGCCTCCAGCGTCTCGAATTCTCCGAGGTTGTTGGCATCCTCGAAGCCCGTGCTCTCCGCGGCTGGAGCGGTGGTCTCCTCCTCTTCCTGCTGTTCCGGCTCCTCCGGCGTTTCGGACGGAGCTTCGGTTTCCACCCACTGACGGGCGTATTTGTCCCAGCCGTAGTAGGTGGAACCGATCAGGGCGAAATCACCCTCGTTGCCGCCTTCCGGGAGCGCTTCCCAAAGGGCGGCAATCGATGCGAAAGTACCGAGGTAATTGAGGTTCGTCATTATTGCATCAGCGCTTGGCTATAGGCAAGAAGCGCTTCGGCGCGCTCCGTCTCGCCAATGTGCTGCGCAACGAGCGCTGCGGCGCGGTGAACGGCCGCCGATTTGAGCTTCTCGCAGATAGCGATTTGGCCGCTTGAGACAGCGGGTAAGGGGATATAGCTTGCTTCCGCCACGGTGGCGTTGGAATCCGCTGCGCAGGAGTAGAACTCCAGCGTCAGCCCCGTGGCCCGCGTGACAATGGCTACGACGGGTTTCTGCGGGTTGCCGCGGATCCCGGCGAAGCGACTGCGCTGCACGTTGTACAGCGGATCGGTCTCCGAGATTGGAACGAAGACCGGGTGATCCCAATCACTCATCTTGAAACAAACCAGCCGCATGAAGTCCGTCGGGAGTGGGACGCTGCCAGGGCCGTAGCCGGCCTGGCTGTCCCACGTGATGACCTTGCTGGCGGCCGGGAACGGCGTCCCTCCTTCAAGCAGGTGGAACGGAGCATCCAATTCGACCATACGGATGGCGTCGGGGATGCGGGCCTCGATGATCTCGTCGAGGGAAAGCGTATCGACGTCGCCCGAGTTGATGAGCGCCGTGCTGACCTTGTTCTGGTCAAGCGCGATGCGGACGGCTTGTTTCAAGGATGAGAGCTGGTAAAGCATGGCGGTTCGTGATTAGGCGATTCCGTCGAAAGTGATCCCGTGGGCCTCGGCGAAGGTCTTGAGCGCATCTTTGGTGCGGATCTTCTTGATGGCGGCCTCCTCATCCGGGAAACGGGCGAGCAGCGCATCTTTGGCGTCGGGGAGATTCGTGTAGGCGATGGTGTCGGACTTCGGGGCCTCTTCGGCGGCCTGAGCCTCCTTGGCGGCCTCCTCTTCGGGAGCAGCTTCCGCCTCGGTGGATTCAGTCTCGGCAGGAGCCTCGGCAGTTTCCGGAGCTTCCGCGGATTCCGCAGCGGCCTCCTCTACGGGAGCTTCGGCGGTCTCGGGAGTTTCGGGAGCGGCCTCCGGTTCAAAGACGGGAGCTTCGGGCACTTCGGGAGCCTTGGCGGCTTCCGGCTCCGGCTCGGGAGCAGGTGCAGCTGCGGGGGCAGGTGCACCTGCGGGCGCGGGCGCTTCCTTCTTCGGAGCCTGGGCCTCGGCCTTCGGGGCCGGAGCAGCCTTCTTCGGTTTCTGCGCGGGTGCAGGCTTCTCGGTGACGGGCCGTCCGTCGGGGCCGACGAGGTAGAACATCTTGCCGAAGCCGCGATGCCGCTCAAGGGCCTTCTGGATTGCCGGATCGTCGGTATAGAAAACGCTTTCACCGCGGGAAAGCGGAGAGAAAGCGATGTGCTTGCTCTTGCCGCTGGGCAGCATCACGTTGATGCTGACAATGGATTTAGACTTGTATTGCTTGGTAGCCATAGCGGATGTTTGGATTGAGGTTGTAGGAAAAAGCAAGAGGGCGGGCGTCTATTTGCCCGCCCTCTGCAGATTCGATGTCGCGTGTCGTTTAGGTCTGATTCGAGACAGTCACGGTGCAGGTAGCAACCTTGTTGTTGCAGGCCGCTATGATGACAACCGTACCGTTGCCGACAGCGGTCACGACGCCCTCGTCGGACACGGTGGCGATGGTCTCGTCGGAGGAAGTCCACTCGACTTCGCCCTCGGCATCCTCAGGCGACAGCGTAGCTTCCAGCTCGTAGGTTCCACCATCCGTGCTGATGGCGGCGGTGGTGTGGTTCAGCTCGATGCCGGTCACGGCTACGGGCTCCGGCGTCTCGGAAGCCTGGGCCAGGCGCATACGGGCGTGAGCCTTCGGATAGCGCAGGTAGAGGCAGGAGACTTCCTGGATGACGGCAGCGTCGGTGTTGCGGACGCCGGCTTTCTTGAGGTCGAGAACCGAACGCGTCCAAGAGACGAAGGTCTTCTTGTTCAGGTACTCCGGATCCATAGCGAAGCCGCAGTCGGACATACCATTGATGTCGAACAGCTCGTGGTGGATGGTGAGCACCTCGCCGAAGTCGGTATCCCAGCTCTTGAACTTGAGGTTCCACACCTCGACGGTCTCCTTGAGACGGAACTTGTCGCTCTTGATCTTGGAGAACGCGGAGAGCATATCGGAGCCGCAGAGCAGGATCTTGCGCTTGTTGCCCGTGCCGGTGCCGACGAAGAGATCCTTGGTGATGTCCACCAGGTCTTCATCGGAGATGACGGCGGCGGAAGCGGTGCTGTCCCAATGGCCAACCTCGATGTCCTTACCGGCCATCCACCAGATACCCTTGGTGAAGTAGGTGTTCATGCCGTCCTTGGAAGGATGGGCGATGACGTTCTTCACGCCCCAGAGGAAGGTGTTCTCCTGGGCGAGACGCATATCGTACACGCCATCCTCTTCGAGATCGGAGAACGTCCAATTCACCTCCTTCGCGGAGATCTTGTCGAACGTGGACTGCTCGACCTGCAGCATGAAGTTCTGGCAGTAGTTCTCCTCGGGCATCGGGATGTTGTTGAAGCGGCCCGTCTGGACGTCAAGCTCACCGCAGGCTTTACCCATGCGGACGACGGTCGTACCCTTCGGAATAGCGGGGACGAGGATCGGCTTGCCGCTGGCATCCTTGTTACCATTGACCGCATAGACCACCGGAGAGGTGGACACAGTGTCACGGCCGCAGACGCAGAGCACGAGGTCAGGGACGTTCGGATCGTTCTCGGGATAGGCAACACCGCGCTCGTCGTAGAGGCCCTTCACGCCAACGACACGGATGGTGTCATCCAGGGTGAAGATGCTGTCATCATCGACGGGCAGCACGCAGCTGGAGCCGGACACCATCGCGGTGACAGCGGAGCTGGTCGTGGCCTTGATCGGACGAGTGCCGACGCTGTAGTATTTCACGACGTGGCTCTTCGCGTCGGAAGACTTGGCGTAGCGGCTGATCTGATCGACCGGCGTGGACATCGGGCGGATCTTGGTGATTCGCTTATCCACGTCGTTGAGGTAGAAGTCCGGATCGCCGTTAGCGCGGCCACCGGTCTCGGTGGAAATGCCAGCGCCGCCTTCGCCCGGATTACCGGATTCAGTCACGCCGGCATCCGGCAGATTGGCCGCATCGGCCATCATCACGCCGGAAGACGCCCCGAACACAAAGGTCAGGAGCGTGAGCAAAAGGGATACGAGGAACGATCCCGCTTTCTTGACTTTACTCATAGTGTTTCGTATAAAGGATTAAACTTGGTTCGTTAATATCTCTTGCGCTTCTCGCCGCCACGCTCGAAGATGTTGCGGCTGTCGTAGCGACCGATGGCGCCGAGGTCTGGCTTGTTCGCCGGAGCGCCGCTGCCGCCGTTCGCGCCGTCGAGGCCGGGAGTGCCGTCACCCTTCTTGGCGTGACGCATCTGCTGCTGGATGTTCGCGTTGCGGCCGCGGATCTCGCCGTCCTTGTCTGCCTGAGCGACGTCGGTATCGTGGTTGAGGGCCTTGGAGATCATCACCAGCGTCTCCTTGCTGATCTTGCCGACGATGCGGTCTTCCACGATCTGCTTGAGGGCATCCATGATGGCGTCGGTCTCCTCGTCGGAAAGCCCGTTCTCCTCCTGGAAGGCGTCGATGACCTTGATGGTCTCGGCGACGTTGGCGTTGTACTTGTCGTCCAGCTCCTTACTCTCCGCAAGACGCTGCGCATAGTCCTTGCCGGCGGCCTCCAGCTTCTCCTGGAACTCCTTGTCCGCAGAGCGCTCGGCGATCTCCGGGCCGTACTCGCGGACGAGATAAACCACGGGATCTTCGCCGTCCTTCATGGCCTTGAGCAGGCCAGCCCCCCGGTGGTCGGAGGTGATGAGGTCGGACATCGCCTTTTCGCGGCCCTTGTAGTCTTCGAGCTGCTTGCCGAGGTCGTCGTAATCGGTATTCATCTGGCCGAGAGCGGCCTCGTCGTCGTCCCACTTGCCGTCCGGGTGACGGGAGGCAAGGCCCTCCATCATAAGCTCCCGGTTGGTTTTCTGGACTTTCTTTTCTTCTGCATCCATAGTGAAATTATTGAAAATACAACTCTTTTGGACAAATATATCATACTGAAATGCAAAATATAATTTATTTATTTCACAAGTGATTGCTAATTTTGTTTATATTTGTAAGTCAGTGAAACAAAGGGGAGTAACATTTGAATACGAAGAGGCTCGGAACCGAGACCTGATGCGCGCCTTCAAGGAAATAATGGAGGCGCCGGAGTACATGAACGTCATGGATATGTACAGCAGGGTTGTCGATATGCCATCGGAGCGGTTCTGGGTTAGCGAAGAGCGCGCTACACTCGTGATGGCCGACATCATGCGCGGCCGCAGTATTCAAAGCATGGGGCCCAACAAGCGCGAGATGTTCGGCGAGATCTATCGCCGTGTCCAGGAGATGCGGCGCGAGCATCCGGATTGGTCGTTGAGCGAAGTGACGGCCCGCGTCGTGGCGCAGCCGGCTCCAAAGTTCTATCTCACGCCCTCCTCCGCGAGGGTGATTCTCGGAAAAATACGCAACGGATGGTACGAGCAACGGAAACGAAAGTATCGGCACTTGTTTATGTAGTCGCCATCCTGGCGCTGCACCTGCTGCCCGTTCCGCTGGATGCCGTCGGCGTCCGGGCGAGATGCACGCTGTCTGCGCGCCTGCTCCATCCGTTCTTCCACGCGTCGTGGCTGCACTGCCTCGTCAATGGCTGGGCGCTGCTCTCCGTGGTGTTCATCTACGAGCCGTCGCCGGTGCGCCTGCTGGTGTGCTACGGCATCGCGGTGTCCTTCCCGGCGTCCCTTTTCGGCTGCGCCACTCCGACGGTCGGCGCATCCGGGGTGATCTTCGCCCTGCTGGGCTCGCTCTCATTCTCCGTCCGGCGGAGATGGTATTGGCAGGCGTGGTGGGCGTTCTTTCTCGGCCTCGGCTTCGTCCTCCCCACGACGAACGGCTGGGTGCATCTCTACTGCTACGCCCTCGGCGTGGTCATCGGCTTCCTTTGTAAACCCGTACGGCGATGAGCAGCAAGAAGGTCTTGACAAAGGAGGAAGATCTGCGGCAGGCCGTCCTCGCCATTCTCGACGAGAATCGTCGCAGGAACGCGGCGATCCGGGCCACCTTTAACCCCATCACCGGCGAGGGATCGCTGCTGATGGAGGATCGCGTCAAGCTCAGGCTCTCCGACTTGCCGTTCACGATGTATCTGCCGTCGGAGTGCATGAAGATCCCGTTCTTCCTCAAGCTCAAGACCTACGGAAGCATCGAGAAGTTCGTCATCAAGGAGTTCGAGGTCGATGAGGACGACGTGGAGGCGATGGAGGAAGGCCGCGAGGACGTCATCAGCGAGATCTGCCGTCTGCGGAGCCGGTACGACTTCGCCTTCTGGGCGGCATACTACGTCTATATCAAGGCCAAGGGCGGCGGCGAGGATGTCCTCTTCCGGCTGAACCGGCCGCAGCGTCGGCTCGTGACGTGGCTGGAGAAGAAGCGCCGGGCCGGGAAGCCCATCCGCCTCGTGCTACTGAAAGCCCGTCAGTGGGGCGGCTCCACGTGCATACAGCTCTACATGGCCTGGCTCCAGCTCGTGCACCGCGTCGGCCTCAACTCCCTCATCGTCGCGCATCAGGGCATCGCCTCGGACGAAATCCAGGATATGTTCGACCGCATGATCAAGGAGTATCCGCTGGAGATGCTGCACAAGCTGGGCGACATCTACAACACCAAGGAGCCGAAGTTCGTCGGCGTGGGCCACAGCGGTGGCATCCACCGCGTCCCCCAGCGCAACTGCAAGATCAAGATCGGAACCGCCGAGCGGCCGGATTCCGCCCGTGGCGGCGACTACAACCTCGTGCACTGCTCGGAGGTGGGCCTCTGGCGCAAGACCGAGGGCAAGACACCGGCGATGATCGTCAAGGCCGCCTGCTCCGGCGTGCTGCTCAAGCCCTATACAATGATCGTGTACGAGAGCACGGCGAACGGAACCGGCAACTTCTTCCAGCAGGAATACGACGCGGCGAAGCGCCATATGTCGCTCTTCGAGGCGATGTTCATCCCGTGGTACGAGATCGACGACTACTCCCTGCCTTTCGAGGGCAGCGCCTACGCTTTCGCGGAGCAGCTCTACCTTGGCCGCGAGAGCCTCAACGTCATGTCCGCCCGCGAGGAGCCGGGCCGCTACCTCTGGTGGCTGTGGGAGCAGGGCGCGACGCTGGAGGCGATCCATTGGTACGTGCAGGAGCGCAGCGGCAAGAACGATCACGCGGAGATGGCATCCGAATTCCCGTCCGACGACGTGGAGGCGTTCGTCCATTCCGGATCGATGGTGTTCGACAAGTACAAGGTGGAGGCGTTCAAGCAGTCCTGCCGCGTGCCGCGCTTCATCGGAGAGGTGTACGGCAAGGGTGACGAAGGCGCCGACGCGCTCAAAGACCTCAAGTTCCGCGAGGACGCCCAGGGCCGCTTGTGGGTGTGGGACAAGCCGGAGATCGATCCGGACGAGAAG